AAGCGGCAGGGTATATAGCATAAATGGAATAGCGCCGACTATAAACACATGCGGTGGTGGCAACCTAGAACCAAAAATAATGCTAGGCAAGCGAGTGAGAAAGATCACGCCTAGAGAGTTCTGGAGATTACAAGGCTTTACAGATGAGCAATTCGATAAGGCAGCGGCAGTAAATAGCAATTCACAATTATATAAGCAAGCTGGTAATGCTGTTACTGTAAACGTAGTTGAGGAAATCGGAAAACATATTATGAGCGTAGAAAATGGGGCTTAAAAATGAAACAGGCATTAATAACAGGCTCGAAATCTGATGAATGGTACACACCACTCGAAACAGTAAAAACTATGCTCGAGGTATTTCCACCGCCTAAAGGCGCAAGGGTGCTGCTACCATTCGACACAGAGAAAAGTAATTTTACAAAAGTAATCACTCAAGACTATGATCCATTCGCTATATATGGCATTACTGACTTTTTAACCAGTCAATACGAGTTTGATTATCTAATAACGAACCCACCATATAGCAATAAAGATAAGATTATAGCTCGGTGTATTGAAACAGGCAAGCCATGTGTACTGGTATTACCCATAGATACACTGGGGGGGGTACAACGGCATAAATTATTTAGTAAAACACATATAAGCGTTTATGTACCGACTAAACGAGTGAAATTTATTAGCGAAACAGGCGAGCATACAAAATCGCCTGCACATCATAGTATTTTCGTGATGATCAATTCACAGAAAACGGACATAAGATTTGAATATCAAATGAAATGAGGTAAACATATGAAAGCATTCTTATACACAATATCCATAGCACTTATTCTGGTAATGAAAGCCGAGCTTATTGCGCTTGCTATTGCGGCGGTGCTTTGGTTGATAGGTCTATTCAACGTAACTGGCGGCGATGTATTGAGAATACTCGGTATATTGCTTGGTACATTCGCCGTATCATTAGTGGCGTATGTGAGCGCTGAACTTAGAAAGTAGGTGAGCATATGGAAAGTAAAGAGGTTAATTATCACGAGTTGGTCGCAGCGCTAACTATTGTTATGGGTAATGATATTGTAATTCCAGAGGTTGATATAGCCTTTACAATACTAGATACAGAGCCGAAAATTACAGGGTATAAGTGGCAATATAAAGGGGTTGGCGTATGGGTTAGTTTGTCGCTAATTGTTGACGCTACAACGCTATTTAATGAGTGCTTAGACAGTAGAGTTGAGGCTATGAGGCTACATGTAAAACAAGAGCTTTATAGAGCGCTCAGTAAAGAGGCCGATAAATGATAAACACAGAGGAATTATTCGAACACGGATTTGATGAGATTGAGTTTAAGGCCTATCAAAAATGCGAATATCTCACATTAAAATATAGAGATTATATGACTGATAACGACTTAAATATAGCTTTACAATATGCTCGTAAGGTTGCTAAGGAAAATCAGAACAGTGATCGTGCGGTGCTTATAAAAATTAAAGACGGTATGGGCTATAGAGTATTAAGCGTTGAGGATATTATCGAGCTTAAAATGATAGATAGAAAAGTTCAATTAACTGAAAATAGCTTTACTACTGAAAAAATATTAATAACACTAACGAGGTGATTATATGCGAATAAAAAGCAGCGATGATCTCGCTATTAACGGAAAAGCTGGAACGATTAAGCCAGCTCTTGTAGAGAGGGGAAATGAAATATTTATTATCTGGTATGACGGTGATTTTGATTTAAGGTTCAAGTATAAAAAGGAATTTTTCAACAATATATCAGAGGAAGTTTTAGAAAACCTAATAGGATATGTACAAATGCGATTTGATAAATTTATCGGAAGGGAGTATTAACATGAACGATAAAGAGGGCAGAAAATGGCTGTTGCAGAAACTATATGATAGAGATTTTAAATACATTTTTCATTCTGGTGCAATGGGTGGATATTTAGCCACAAAGCAGCTGCCAAAATTTAAGGGAAATCGCACATATGTCACTGGAGATTTTGAGCGAATTGACTTATTAAGCGATTTACTCCCAGATTTCAACGAGCCGAATTATCTTGATATTGGCAAGTATCTCGGTATTGTAGATTGGAACAATGTTGCGGTTGATACGCCTATCAAAGTTAGATATAGTAACGGCGTAGTTGTAAATAGATATTTTTCAAAGTTTGCATACGGAGAGGTGTATTACTTTAGCGACGGTCGAACAAGCTGGAGTGAGCTTGGAGAAAATAGAACTGTGCCTAAAAATGTAAGGTTAGCAGGTGGCGACGATGAAAAATAATACATACATCATCACACTTGAAAGCGGCTGCTATGAATGGACTCGAGAAAACGAAATACACGGCTTAAAAGAGGCAAAAGAGGCAGGTATTAAAGAGGCTCAAAGGTGCGGCAAGGATATATTTTATTTAGTGCGCTGCTCTCAATGGTGGCCTTATACCGCAGGCGCTGCTTACATGATAATCAGCAACATAAAAAACGATATAAGCGACGAGATACATGATACTAATACACTTTCAAACTTATCGGATAGTGAATTTAAAGAATTTGAAATTGGCTTAGAAAAACTGGTTCGACAATGGCTTATCAGAAATAAGCGTATACCTAACGGCGTACATTTTGAGGAAGAAATTATTTACAAGGTTAAAGACGGAAAGGCGGTTAAAATTGGAAAATCAGAATAATGATGATCGCCTACATTTAACGGAATATGTGGATTATGGGCGAATACAAAATGTGCAAAAAGCACGATTAATGGCACATGCAGCTGTTGAGGAAAAATTCAATAAGCGCCTAAACTTTATAACGTGGTTCGTATTCATAATCTCTTTTGCGTTTGGTGTTCTGGCTGCAATCGGAATGATACTATTATTAGCTGCTGGCTTTCACTATATATGGGGGTGATTAAATGGACTGTAAGGGGCGCACTTTTACCGAGTTAGAGGTAGAGGCTATCGTTAAAATTGCAGCAGAAACAGCAGCACAAACGGCCTTAACAGAGTTTAATAGGCGTAACGAGGATATGCTAGCCAAGAAAAACGAAAGAGCCTATAAGAATACTACAACGCTACTCGAGGGCTACACGGCTATGAAAGCACATTGCCAGAGTGCTATTGCAAGAGCTGAGGAAACGCTCACACCTAGCGACTTACAAACTGTATTGTATGAGGTCTTTAATCGAAGAGGCTTACTACAGATTGAAACAATTCTCGCTAGTAAGCGACGTACCGAGCTAATTATAGAGCATATAGACAAAATGCTCGAGATATACCGCACAACTTGCATTAACAATAATAAGCACTATTGCGAGTGCGTGATTGATAGGTATATCAACGATTTAACAATCGCAGAAATTGCAGAAAAACATAATACAGTTGAGCGAAACGTGTATAGGTGGATCGACAAGGGAATAGATGATTTGAGCATATATTTATTTGGCGCATATGCTCTTTAAAATGTCAAAAAGCTGTCATATTCAGTACTAAATATATGTGATACTATGTTAGTGGTGAATGGTGCTTATACGTTTCATTATATCCTCCTTTCTTTCAACTATAGACATACGCAAAAATACCTCGGCAGAGATTAGGGTACTCTGTTCGAGGTATTTTTGTATTTACACATATAAAAGAGGTGAGATCGTGGCAGCTAAGAAAGCGCAATCAAAGAAAAAGAGCAATGCAGGCAGAAAAGGCTTATATAAAGAATGGCTAGAGCCAGACAATCTTATTCGTTTAGAGGGCTGGGCTCGCAACGGTCTAACCGATGAGCAAATAGCCCATAATATCGGCATTACTACTACAACATTGTATGACTGGAAAAAGAAATATCCTCAATTTGCTGAGGCCGTAAAAAGAGGTAAGGAAGTAGTAGACATTATGGTTGAAAACGCCTTGCTTAAAAGTGCTCTAGGGTATTCGTACGATGAGGTTGTTAAATCAATCGTTTGGAACCCAGAAAAAAAAGACTTTGACTATACAGAGACTAAGCGCACAACAAAAGAGGTACAGCCTAACCCT